AGGAGTTTATAATTGCCACAAGTGTGGAGACAAAGGAACAGTGAATAGTAGAGAAGAATATGTAGTTATGGAACAGCCTAAGAAAGTTTATAAGTCGCCAAGTAAAAGTAATATGAAGAGTCTTACTGCTGAAGGGCGTAAATTCCTAAACGATAGAGGTATCACTAATGAAGTTATTGACAACAATAAGATTGTCTCTACTAAAGACAACAAGAGTATTGCATTTGCGTACTTAAAGGATAACGAACTTATAAACTACAAAACAAGAGGTATAAACGGTAAAACATTTACTCAGGCGAAAGATGCTAAACCTATTATCTACAATTACGATAGAGTGAAGAACGCTGAATCTATTGTTATATGTGAGGGCGAAATAGATTCATTATCGTGGGAAGTCACTGGTATTGATTTCCATACTTCAGTAAATATGGGTGCGCCAAACGTAGGAGATAAGAATATAGATAAGAAGTTAGAGTGTATTTCTAATTGCTACGAAGTGTTTGAACAGGCGAAGAAAGTATATATCGCCACTGATAATGATGATAATGGCAGATTGTTAGAAAGAGAACTACTTAGACGAGTTGGCGCAGATAAATGTAAAATAGTTGATTTAAGACCTTTTAAGGATGCTAATGAGTTACTACTACAAGAGGGCGTAGAAAGTCTCAGAAATCGCCTTAAAATGGCTCAAGACCCTAAATTAGAGGGTGTGTTTGAAGTGACAGACGTTATGGAGTCTATGTTAGATGGATTTCACAATGGACAGGAAAGAGGTACAACTACTTACATTCCTGCTGTAGATGAGGCGTGGACTTGGAGAAAGCAAGAGATTACTATCTGGACAGGGTATCAGAATGAGGGAAAGAGTTTGTTTCTTAATCAACTTGCAGCTATAAAGGCGTTTCACGATGGATGGAAGTTTGGTATTTTTACGCCAGAGAATATGCCTATGCGAGACTTCTTCAATGATATTATAGAGATGTACATAGGTAAAAGTGCTGACCCATACTATTCACACCAGATGACTGAAGAAGAGTATAAGGCAGGTATTGACTTTGTGAAGAAACACTTCTTTGTTATCTATCCTAAGAAGTTCTTTACACTTGAGAATATCTTTGAACGTGCTAAATTCTTAGTACGCCAAAAAGGAATAAGGTCGCTAATTATTGACCCCTACAATACAGTTCAGCATAAGATGTTTTCTGGCGAAAGAGAAGACTTGTACATCAGTAGATTTATGTCTGAACTAAAGAGGTTCGCAATAGATAACGATATTAGTGTGAATTTAGTGGCGCATCAAGTAACACCACAAAAGACTGAGGATGGCAGATATTACAAGCCTGATGTAAATAAGATTAAGGGTGGCGGTACGTTTGCCGACAAAGCTGATAACGTGGCGTATGTATGGAGACCGAACAGGGCTTTGGATTTCTCAGATACAAGTGTTATCTTTGGTACACAAAAGATAAAGAAACAGAAGTTAGTTGGTATTCCACAAGACGTTACTGGCATAAACTTCAACGTAAGAGAGCAGAGATATTACTTTAATGGGTACACACCCTTTAATGATATTGATGCTAAGAGATGCGAAAGAAAGCAAGAGTAGATGCGAATCAAAAAGAAATAGTACAGGAATTGAGAAAGCGAGGTATATCTGTTTTACATACACACCAACTTGGTAAAGGTGCGCCTGATATTATAGTAGGTTATATGAATTCAAATTACCTTATTGAACTAAAAGACGGAAACAAATCTAAAAGTCAACAGAGACTAACCAAAGACGAATTAGACTTCTCACTCAAATGGCGTGGAAGTTATGCAGTGTGCAATTCGTTAGAACAAATCCTGTTACTTATAGATTATGACGAAGAACGAGCTATTAGATAAATTAGCTGAAAAATATGATGATTGGTGGAATATGGCGAAGTCCTTTAAGGTCAGTGATGACGAGGCTTCAGACCTTGTGCAAGAGATGTTTATTAGGATATATGATTATGTCAAAGACCCTAAAAAGATATTCTACAATAAAGATGAGATTAATACATTCTATATCTATATAACACTTAGGAATTTGTATTACTCCACTCTAAAGAATAACAAACTAACATTTGTAGAAGAAGTAAAAGATTTTATGCTGAAGGAGTTTGAAATGCCAAAGTATCTGGAGGCGACTAAAAAAGAACATCTGGAGAAAGTATTTAACAATGTCGATTCTGTTATGGACACTTGGTATTGGTACGACAGAAAGATGTTTGAATTATATTACAGAACTGATATGTCTATGCGAGATATATCGAGTGAAACAAAAATAACATTGAGTTCAATTTTTAATACGTTATCAAATGCAAAAAAAGAAATCAGGAAAAAGCTCGAAGAAGCCTACGAAGAGTACAAGCGCACAAAAGAGTAAAGGATTAGGAGACACTGTAGAAAAAGTATTTAAAGCTACAGGCGTAGATAAAATCGCTAAGTGGGCTTTGGGAGAGGACTGCGGTTGCGAAGGTCGTAAAGACGTTCTGAATCGGATGTTTCCTTACGCTAAACCAGAATGTCTGAATGAAGAGGAGTTTGAGTTTCTACACTGGTATTTTACAAACAAACCTCCTGAGATTACAGCAGACCAACAAAAGAGATTAATCGCTATATACAATAGAGTGTTACATCAGAAAGCTAAACCAACAAGATGTACGCCCTGTTTTATAAATAGTATTCACAATAAATTATATAAGATATATGCAGAGTACGCAAAGCAATACGATTAAAGATATACACTCTCTTGAGAAGTCCGCAGTATCTACATTAAATATGTATGGTTGGAATTTACAGTGGACTGGAGAAGGTATGTCTCACTGGGATGCAAAAGGATATACACCTAAAGGAAACAAGTGTATTATAGAGATGAAGTTCAGGGATTCATATTACTACAGTAAGATGTTAGAAGAGTACAAGTATAAAGCTCTTATGAATTTAGACCCCGACATTGTTAAATTATATTATGTTAGTGACCCAAAAGGTAGTTATATATTTCACTTAAACAACTTCACTAAACTAAACAAAAAAGTTATACCTTGTCCAAAGACAACATTGTGGAGTGATGCTAAAGTAAAGAAATATGTTTACCTACTAAATGAATGTGATGCGGCACTTATAATGAGAAACAATTAATAGTTATATTGTTACTTTAATATGCCACTACTACGACCTAAGAAATACGAGAAAAACAAAGACTTCATTCAAAGATGTATGGGTAATGCTAAAATGGGAGAAGAGTTTCCCAATAGAGACCAGCGTTATGGCGTATGTCAAACAATCTGGAAAGACCAGTTCGACCCAAAAAAGTAGTTAACAATTTTGTTTATTAAATAATTCTTTTATATATTTGTACTCAAATCAAGTACAGATGATTATAAAGAGAATTATATTACACCCCCTTAATCTTATACGAGTATCTATAGCGATTGTAACACTCATTGTGTTCTTTTGCTTAGAAACTATACTCCTTGTTATATATCACGGAGTAGAGACACCGTTAAGAACATCCCTTAACTGGATAGAGAAGTTTATTAAATACACAATCAAATATATACGATAATGGGAAAATCAGGAGAAGATTTTATTAAATTTATAGAGAGAAAACAGCAAGAGGCTGGAGACGATGCAACAAGGGAGTTCTATGAGAATATGGAAAGCCAATACTATGAAGCTCAAGAGGAGAGGGCTCGTATGAATACAGAGGAATATAAACAACAGAAGGAAGAGATGAGGAAAGCCCTATGGGGTGTGTTTAATCACTTTCACCCACACACTTGGATATGAAAGATAACAAAGATTGGAAGAGACAGGCAGGTCTTGACATTTACGAATCATTAGTTGAACTTGCGCCTGAAGGATTTAGAGGGCAGCCTCTTTACTTATCAGATGGTGTTTGGGTTTATCCTGATGGAACAATGGAAACAGAATAGATATGAAGCATACAATAATGACGCTGGATGGAAAGTTCTGGCAATACGATGAGATACTGAAAGAGATGGACAGTGACGAGTTCTACTATGGTTACTTGGGAAAGTACGCTCTTAGCAGTAGTTCGGTAAAGACACTTTTGGATTCTCCAAAGGCTTACTTAAAATCATTAAGACAACGTAGCGACACCCCTGCGCTTTTGCAGGGGAGGCTCGTTCACTTGGCGGTTTTAGAGCCTCACAAGTTCGATAAGCTAAACTTTGTGAATGTACAAAGTAGAAACACTAAGGCATTTAAAGAAGCACTTAGCGAGAACTCGGAGAGTTATACAATGAGAGAACACGACTCAGCTATGTATATGGCTCAGGCGATTCACGATAATAAATACGCCAGAGAACTATTAGAGGGTACTGACAAAGAAGTGCCATCAATGAATATGATGTTTGGTAAACCCTTTAGAGGTAAAGCTGATGCTTTAGGTTCAGGGCGTATGGTTGATTTAAAGACAACAGGCAGTGATATGAATGAGTTTCACTGGAGTGCAAAGAAGTTTAAGTATATGTGTCAAGCCTACATTTATAGTAAGTTATTCGATGTAGATTACAAAGACATATATTATCTGGCGATAAACAAAGAAACTTATGACATAGGAATCTTTGATGTTTCGCAGGAATTTTATAACTTAGGCGAAAGTTTAGTAGAGAGAGCAGTTCAAGTATATACGGATGAGATAGAGAATGGAATGAATGAATTGCACAACTATACTATTCGAGGCACACTTTGATTGAAGACGATTATAAATTATTAATAGAAGAATATAAGAACGACATTCTTTTGTCACTCAGAATGGGAGTGCTCAGAGTAGATGAGTTAAAGTATTTACTTGAGCACTTCAAAGATGAGGAGAACTATGAGGCTTGTCAAGGGCTATCGAATGCTTATGTTCTATTTAAACAAGAGTTAGATGAATACTGATTTTGATATATTAAGAGACATTACACAAGAGGTTTGCAAGGCAGACCCAATGAAAGACAATAGAAGTAGAGAAGTTGTATATGCACGAATGATTATGTATAAAGTTCTGCATAGTTTCCACAAACATACTTACACCAGAATAGGCAGGATGTTCGGAAAGAATCACGCCACCGTATTACATAGTATTAACCAGTTTGACAATATGGTTAGAAATGATGATTGGTTAAACAATAGATTCCACTGCGTACTAAGTGAATACACAAAAGAGATTAGCTTACAGAACGAAGCTATTGCAGATGTGTATTTAAAGAATAAAATACTTGAATCTAAACTGAAGGCGCAAAAAAGAATTATAAGACAGTGTAAGGAGATATCTGATGTTATTGATGGCGTACCTGAAGATAAGATAGAACAGATAACTCAAAAGCTCCGTATGCTTGTGGAGGTCGCTAAGAAAGAGATAAAGCCTCGTAATCAACAGACGGTAGTTTACAATTCTAATATAGTAACTCACGAATGATGAGAAGGAAAACAAAAGCTGAAATAGATAAGGACATCAAGTTCATTCCTATTCCTGAGTGGCGTAATACTTATCAATACCATAGAACTAATAAACGTGCTACATACGTTGACTTAAACAACAAGAGATGAAGTTTTATAAACAAAATACAATTTTTTACTTTTTACCTACAATAATTTATACATACGATAAAAGACAATTAGGTTGTTACTTAATTGAGTTCTCTTGGCTAAACTATTGCCTTGAGATTGAGTTCGGATGGGATGACAAAATACCAGAATAAATATGAAACAAAAGAAATGGACTCAGGCTCAAAGGATAGCTAATTTGGAAAAAGCTACTTCTAATCTCTATATGATGATTCAGGCGATAATTGACAAGCTGCCCAAAGAAGAAAACACCGAAGAGAAAAAGTAGTTACTTTAATTAAAGATGGTGTATGTCTGAGGAGCAAGAGTTTAAGAAACAGGGAGTTATAAGCGTTAAGGCTCAAAAGTGGTTAGCTGATAAGAAACGTAAAGAAGAAGAGGCGAAAGCTAAACCTAAACCAACTCCAAAGAAACCAGAGCCAAAGGCAAACCAGCCAACGATTATAAAAGAGGAGCACCAGAAGTATTCCGATGGGCGTAGAAATAATGGAGCGGTCAAAGGAATATCAAGAGGACAAGGGCGTAAGCCAAAAGCGAAAGAAGAGGAGATAAAGAACTTCGCTCTTGGTTCAATGAAACGTGCCTTTGGTAGTGAGAAGAAAGCGTGGGAAGCTCTTGCAAATATGAGTAAAGATTCCTTCCCACACTTACGCCTGTTATGGGAGTACAAGTATGGTAAACCGAAAGAACAAAAGGAATTGAATGTAAAGCAGGAAGTGAACATTCCTGTAATATCATTCTTAGACCCAGAGAAGACTATTGATATTGACGCTGAAATACAAGATGATGGCAAAGAAAATAAAGAATAGTTATTCTCCATTCTTCAGTAAGAAGAAGGAATTTGATTGTGTTGAATATGAGATAGGTAGAGATAGATGCGAGGAGCAGTGTTCGTTCTGTAGCGTTATACCTATCACTGAGTAATGAAGAATGTTAATCTTAATCCAAAGTATCATTCGTTATTTAAGTCTCCATCCAGATATCATATCTGTACTGGTGGGCGAGGTAGCGGAAAGTCTTTTGCGGTAAATACATTCTTAGTATTACTCACTTACGAAAAAGGACATAAGATACTTTTTACTCGATATACGATGACTTCTGCAAGTATGTCGATTATACCAGAGTTTCTGGAGAAGTTAGACCTTATGGGTATTGGCGGTAATTTTACTGTCACAAAGACTGAAATCATAAACAATCTTACAGGGAGTAGTATATTCTTCAGTGGTATCAAGACAGCCAGTGGAGACCAAACTGCAAAGCTAAAGTCTATTCAGGGTGTTACTACATTTGTATTGGATGAGGCGGAGGAGCTTACAGATGAAGAATCGTTTGATAAGATAGATTACTCTGTAAGGGCGATGGGTACGCAGAACAGATGTATCTTAATTCTAAACCCCACTACAAAAGAGCACTGGATATATCAGAGGTTCTTTCAGAACAGAGGTATTCCTGATGGACACAACGGAGAGAAGGAGAATGTGAATTATGTACACACTACATACTTAGATAATAAGAAACACTTGTCTGAATCATTTGTGGCGCAAGTAGAGGATATGAGAACAAGACGACCAGATAAATATAAGCACCAGATATTAGGTGGATGGTTAGATAGAGCTGAAGGAGTTATCTTTACTCACTGGCGCATTGGAGAGTTCGACAACAATCAGGACACAATCTTTGGACTCGACTTTGGTTTCTCAACAGACCCTTCAGTATTAACTGAAATTGCAATAGACAAGACACGCAAAATAATATGGATTAGAGAGCACTTCTACAAAGCAGGTATGTCCACCTCCAACATATTCGAGATGTGCCGTAGAATCGCAGGAAAACAGCTTATAGTGTGCGATAACAGTGAGCCTCGACTGATAAGTGAACTGAAGACTAAAGGACTTAATATAACGCCAACGATAAAGAAGAAGGGTAGTATATTGACAGGAATCGCTCTAATGCAAGACTACGATATTATTGTAGATAAAGAATCTATCAATACAATTAAGGAGTTCAATAATTATGCTTGGAAGCTAAAGGGTAGTATTCCACAGGATAACTGGAATCACAGCATTGACGGAAGTCGGTACGCAATTCAATACCTACTTACTCGCTCTGTTCCGAAGGGGATGTACATTCTTCGTTAGAACTCTCTATCTCTTTCTGTAGATTAGCAAGAGCCCTCCACGCAACTTTAGCCGAGTGGCGCACTCCATCTGTATCTATTGTACCAGCCTCAAGTAAGTGGCGAGTTAATGCATCTAATTCATCGCCAGATTTACTTCTATCCCAGTGCAGAGGTTTATCTGGATTGTGTTGCTGATTTCCCATATAAGAACATTGAGCGACTTCTCTTATCGCATCAGGGAAATAATTAAGCACTCCACTGTAAACAGGTGTTTGTTTCCTTGTGAATTTAATAGGGGTCTCTGTGAATTCAATAGGGGTCGTTTCTTTTTCTTGCGCATACTCTATCGCCTCATCAAAATAGTTTCCTGTGAATTTAACACCCCCTGTATTTGTTTGTTCCATTTGTATGAATTTAATAGGTATAAAAAAAAATACCCTATCTTTCGACAGGGTATCTAAACCAATAAATGAAAAAGTGTAACTAATAACCGATACAAATATATAAATAATTTCTTAACATTAGCATAACATTAGGAAATAAATTTCTGTCTATGTTTGCAGTATAACAATTTTAAATATAAATAAAATGGAAATACAAATTGATTTCGGTGGTTTTTACCACTACCACGATGAATACATTGACAATAAATGTGATATGTATGGCATTGACACTGATAAGATTGATTGGGG